GATGTACCAGAAGTTACATTACTTGTACTTACATTTATTGTAGGAGTTCCATAACCACTTCCATATGAGGTACTAATAGAGGCACTAACAGAATACACACCTTGTAAATTAGTTTGTGCAGAAATATAAATTGGACCTCTATTTGCACAAGCACCAGAAAAACCAGCACCTGCATTACCAGAATGGTTTATATCAAATTCTGCTGGATTGATACCACGATTAAATTGTGCATTAATACCACCCCATAGTCTATCACTAACAACACCAGTGCCATCTAAATTACCTGCACCTGTATAAATAGAATTTAACCAAGTAGGTTTATTATTTTGAGGAGTATAAGCACCACCCCCTCCTTCATCAACTAAACTAGAAAAAGTAGCAGAGCCTGTATATACACCTTTACCTCCAGTGCCACCAGTACCTCCACCTCCACCTCCAGCTTTTATTGTTCCATTATTAACCAAAGTTACAGCAACACTTCCATCAACTTGTAAAGCATTACCTCCTGCCTGACCTGCTGCACCACCAGCACCTTCTATACTTCCTTCGTTTGTAATTGTTATAGTGCCTGCTCCAGTGCTATCTATTTTAAGTGCTGGATTAGCAGTACTTGTTGCACCTACAGTTACAGACGAATTAACTACAATCTGTTTCGGATAGTCAACAGCAAAGTCATCACCAAATACTCCTACACCAGTTTGGTTAGTTGCAGTTGATGAATAAGTTTTTTTAAAAGCTCTTTCTTTACCATAAAAATCATTGAGAGATATTGCACCAGAAGTTGGTACACCAGCTGATAAGTTTGTAGAACTATTATTGCCTGCGTTTGCACGAACCAAAGACCCACCTAGATAAAACTCAGTCAAGGCTCTACTAGGAAAGTTAGTGCCTGGATTATACTGAGATTCAATATCTTGAAAGGATATTGCTCCAGATGATTGTAATGCTGCCATTAAACAGTTCCAAAAGCTGTAATGTTATTTGCTGATGTTACAGCCCCATTAGAAGCTAATTTAAATACTGCTGTTCCATTATATTTAAAAAGTAAGTCATTATCTCCAGTATCTAATTCAATCGACCATTTACTGGAACCAAACAATATAGCATTTCCGTTTGTATCTAAGTTACCTCCTAACTGAGGAGTTGTATCAGAAAGTAAATCTGTTGGAATAGAATTTACATTAGCATTCGCACCAGTGCCATCTGCAAAAACAATAGTTGATGTGCCATTTGGTACAGTAACGGTAGATCCAGAGCCACCACCTTGTTTTATAGTAGCTGTTTGACCAGTACTATTTTTTACAAAAAACCATTTTTGTTGATCGTTAGGGTCAAAAAGTAAATCGAATGCACCACTTGGGGATCCACTTAATATTAAAACTTTATAATGTCCATTAGATAAAGATCCATCGTTAGTAGTTAGTGTTGTATTACCACTTATCGTTAAGGTTACAACTCCATTTAATGCTCTATCGATAATATCAAAGTTTGTATTAGTCGTTGTACCCCAAGTTCCAGCTTGTTCTCCAGAACCTATTTTTTCTATTCCAGTATTTCCAGTATATGTTGATGCCATTATAACCTCATGCGTCTATTTCTGTCCAAGTTTCAGAGCCAGAAGGTGTGATCTTTGTCCAACTCTCATTATTCGGTGGTGTAATTGTACTATACACTTCATTATCTGCTGGTACGATTTCTTCATATAAAAGGTCTCCATTTGCCGACTGTGTAAATTCTACACTTGCTGTGCCTACACCACTTGCTTTTCTAATAGCAGTTGATGTTTGTGTAAAGTTTATATCTTGCGACGAAACTCCTGGCTTTAGTTTAACACCATCTGCCGATTGTGTAAATGCAAACTCAAAAGTTGCACCATTTGACTGCAAAACAAAAGCCAGTGAGCTTACGACAAAATTGGCAGATAAGTCAGCTTCTCCACTAAATTCACCTACTCCTGCCGATACTTTAGAAAAGATAGCTTCTTGTGTTGTGCTACCAAATCTAACAGTTCCCCCTAATGAAGAAAATGGAGATTCAGCAAATGCAGAGAAAGCTAACATTAATCAGCATCCTTGATGGTTAGTGTTCCTGCTTCTACTTGTTTGAGTATTTCTGCATAGTGTCTGTTATTTGGATCAAGCGGAACTGAAGAATACAAGCCATCTATAGTTGCTACTATAGCACTATTTTTTCCATCAAATTGTATATATTTTGCGTTTTCTATTATCATACTAACCTCTATAGTTCTGCTTCTGCTGTATATCCATACTCGTAGCCTTGTCCCGTAGTGTAAGTACCAGTATCTCTTTGAACTGCATGAAATCCTACTTTTCCTGCTACATTTGTTGCATGACTATTTGCCTCATCTGATCCAGTGTTAAAAGAGGATACTTTACCCGAAGTTCCGTTTCTGCTGTACAAAACAACTGTTGCATTTGATCTTTTTTCAACTTTATATTGTTGCCCTGGAACAAACGCATTACTATGACAAGTTTCAGTAGACATATTTTTAAAATGCCAACCGCCTGGATTATCAGAGCCTGTACCACTAACTTCAAAGTATCGTTGACATAAATAAAGCTCATCCCCATATGACCTATGCTCAAATGGTGTGGCTACAGAGCCTACTTCTAGTTGTACTCCAGTAATATACCATTCATTATCCGTGCTATCTGCAAGATTAATATTTAATCCTGCACCTCTATCTGTGTTTACTTTAGCTTCCCATGTTGTAGGAACTGCACCTGATGAATTATCTGTTCCTGCGACTAATGCCCACATTATAGCTAAACTATCTCCAGTATCATCTGCAAAAGCACCAGTTGTATCAGCCACAAAAGTAATTTCTTTTTTCTCCCAAGTATCAGCAGAACTAATTGTATAAGTTGCACCTACTATTCTTATATTGTCATTATCTTCAATATTAACTTGATAAGTTCCAGTTTTATTAGAACGAACATGAAAACTTAATGTATATTGTTCAGCATCAGATGTGCCTTTTTTAAATTGTTGAACATCTTGCCCCTCAATGCTTGTCATTATAAATAATCTGCTATTTGAAGCCAAAGAAGATTTTGCTGTCGTGCAATCTAATTTTAAACTATTAGCAAATCCATTTGGAGAAGTGGAAGATTGTGACATAGTCCATGTACCAGCATCCGTATATAATAATTTAAATCTATCTAAAGCATAATAACCTGTTGCTGTAATAGATGATGCACTTATGCTTCTTTGTGAACATTGCATTGCTCCATTTATTACAACGTTTCGTCTACCACCAATCTGACTATTGGTCATTACTTCGCCTAATTTTGCAACTTCTCTTGCTTTAGACATTTTTAGCTCGGCTTAGTTGGAAAAGTAACATTACCTAACACCCCATCTTTTAATGTAGGTTTTGCGTCTTTAGTTATATCTCTTAATGCTTGTCTATATTTTTTCATATCATCAGACATTGTCACATCTGATAAAGCATAAAAATCAGTCTCTGCTAACAAATCATTTCTTTGCTTTCTAAGCTCTACCATAGGCTCTGCATCTGTTAACTCTTTTTGTTTTTTAGATACTTTTGCCCAAGTTGTTCCAAAGTCTTTTGGATCTGAACTTAATATTCCAGTTCCATTAGAATCGACCCCAGTGACCTTTTTAAATTGAGCGTTAAACTCTTCTTCTGATGTAGGTTCACCAGTCATTGTCCATTCTTGAATGTTTAATGCCATAAGTGCTTCTGATATTGATGCCATGTTTTACTCCTTTATCCTATTAAAAACCCACTAAATCTTATCCAGTTATTACCATCACTATATAACGCTACATTTGCGTTAAATTTAACTTCATCGCTTGCACTTAAATTTATTATTGCTGAAGCATCTCCATTAGATGAGTAATTCTCATTAGCATTAGAATTAGATGCTCTCATAGATAATCGTTCTACATTTTTAGTACCATTTAAATATAAAAATACATCAACACTACCAGTGGCACTACCAGTTCCAATACACGCAAAGGTTATTAAATAATTACCAGCAACTGGTGCAGTAAAAACACCAGTAGATAAATTTACACAAGTTCCAACATTTAAATGCGTACCTGTATAAGTTACATCTCCACTTGATGACATTGTTGCATTTCTAAAAACATTCCATGCAACTAATTGTGGCTGTGTAACTCTACCACTACTATCGATACCCATTGCACTTGTCCCACCAACTGCTGCAATAGTTGATACTCTTAATTCAGAAGTCATTGTGCGATCTCCTCAAGAATAAACTCATTTAACCCATTAGAATGAGCATATAAGCCAGTACCTCCTGCTGTTCTAGCAAATTGCACAGAGTACGCAACAGCACTTGTGGTATTTGGAAAATCAATTGTAACTCTTGTCCAACAGTCATAAGTATTGTTTGAAGTGTCTGCTCCTGACCCATACTCTCCATATGATGTGGAAGAGTGAAGTGTAGATAAATCAGTCGAATCTCTAAATATAGTATACTTAAATCTAGTGCTTCCTGTTTGACAGTGCATATATATACTACAACTATAACGAATCATACTATTTGCAAATTTTGGAGTTATTGAAAGAGAAGAACTTGCAATATCTGTATAAGAGCTTGATGTTGAACTAGCATGACCACTTTGATCTACAATTTTCCTTACCACTTGTATTACTGAACCGGGTTGAGTCAGCACCTTACCACTTGCAACAGATATAGTTGTGCCAGTTTGAGTGTCTATATTATTTACTTTTAATGTACTCATCCAGCTACCTCCATAGCAGTAAGGAATCGAGAGGCATCAC